AACAGCAACGCTATTTGTATATTTCGTACTTTCTGGATGGTACCAGCTTATAAGATCTACGCTAGGATACGTCTGTGTTTGATTAGTTTGCCAATAAGGTTTTCGCATTAACTGGATAAATTCTGATTGATCTTCTCCAAAATGCGGTTCATTCATTTCTGTTGTCATATTTCGCATCTTCTTTTGTTGTCCAGAATTTGCTTTAATCGGTGCCTGTACTGTAGTTTGAGGTACAAACGCACCGGTGTCTTGTGACATCTGATCTTCAACCACCATTGCTAGTGCCGATGGTTTTGGCGCTGGTTTACGAACAGTTGACCCTCCCAAACCTCCAAACTGACTATCTGGTCCACAACGTGTGAACACAAGTACTTCAATCTTTTGCGGTGCATTAGACATACTAGTCATTTTCTGTGTAAGAGTCATCGTAACTAATCCAGCCGATGAAATAGCAGATTCCGCATTTCTATCTACACTGATATAATCATACTGCTGTACATATTGTGTTCGATATCTTTTAGACGTATTACCTACTATAGACACAAAATTAGTAACATAATGTGTCTTTTGTTTCGAATCAATCGTCTCGGAAAATTTCCTGCCAAATAAATGGGAGATAGCTACTCGCGCCTTTGTGTTCTCCGAACACACAAACATAAACGTGTAGATCATAGATCCATGCCAATTATCATAATATGTGGAAACAAGCTCACACGGAGGAACTACAAAATTATCTATAAATTCACCATTCGAAATCTGTGGTGAAACTATTATTCGAAATATTTCTGTTCCCACATCCGTTTCTGGTGTTATCGTAAACTTATGAGTTAAACATGGGACCATCGCTAATTGGTTCATACTTTTAGGCATCGTACCCTGTATCCATTCATCTCTTGGAGCCGACATTGTTGTAGAATTAATACCAAACTGCTCTGCTTGGCTAAAACCACGTGCATGGGCTTGCCCTCGATGTTGAGTAAGAGCTACCTGTGATTCTTTACACGGCTTAGCAGGTGGTCGACTTAATCCAAAAATCTCAAACACCTTTCCAACAGCTGATGCGATTTTTCCTCCTACTTCGATGACATCTCCAACTACATTTACAACATCTTCTACTCCTGTAATAACTTCATTCACAATATCACTCATATCTTCTATGAGATCAAATTGGTCATTAAGTTCTCGATGTTCTAGTGCTAACGCTAATCG